ATGAATACACTGGGAATGCTGGAACAATTATTACTTGCCGGAGAGATTACCGAGGAAGAATACCGTGAGCGCAAGGCGGTGTACGTTGAGACAATTTTGGAGCTTTACGTCAAGGGCATTTTGACAAAGGATCAGATGATGGAGAAGCTGAACCAATAGCATTATACCTCAGCACCACCGAGAAATTCGGTGGTGTTTTTTCGTATTTACAATTCATTTACAAAACAGATGCTGAACGTCCACCTTCTGCCACCGAATAAGTGGTATAATATGTATGTAAGGTAAAGGGTGGCAGGCAAAAAACAAATAGCCCCCTACGAAAGAAAGGAAGCGAGGAAATGAATGAGGAAATGACAAATCAGCAGTTCAATGCGATGCTTGAGAACCTTGCGAAACTCATCGAAAGCAAAGCAAAAACACCGCAAGAAGCAGCACAAATCGTCCGTGATTCGATGACGAAATAAAAGGGCAGCGGACACCCTACCACGGAACCCGCTACCCAAACCCAAAGGGCAAGCCGATAGCCTTACATCGGCTCGCCCACATTATATCATAGTAAGGCAAAAATGTCAAGATTAAAAATGAAAGAGAGAAAAGAAAAATGGCAAAGTTTATTAAAAAGGTCGGACTTTATAGTATTTATGAGTTAGAGGAAAAAGAGTGCAGACAGCACTTCCGGGTATATCCGACACTCGTTTGCTGGCTCAGCACACACCACGAGGACATAGGAAATATGAACCTCACCGAGAACGAAACCGAGACCATAGAGGAAATGACCGAGTGGTGCGAGGAGTACAGCAAATAACAACGCAGAGCCGGGGCGGGAAACCGCCCTCGACAATTAAAAGAAAGGAAACGAAAACGAACAATGAAAATCACCATAGAACACGAAAACAACACCTATATATACGAACACGGTTATCAAGCATATATTCTTGATCTGGCTTTTTACCACGATATTGACAAGAAATACGGCATAAATGGCGTTAAAAACTTTGTTTCTTGTGTAAGCGAGTGTTATTTGAAGGACAGCAACGACACCCCTTTAGGAGCTTTAACCGACTATATGGCTGAACACTGGGAAGAAGTCAAAGAAATGTCAAGATACGATATTCTTGACAAGTTCTATTTAGAGTAAAGGAGAGCGAATTATGACTTTCAAAGAGCTTAGAAAGCAATCAGGAATGACACAACAGCGCTTTGCTGAATACTTCGGAATACCGAAGCGCACGATTGAGAACTGGGATGCCGGGGTTAACCAATGCCCCACATACCTTCTCGAATTGATGAAGTACAAGCTGGAGCACCCGGAAGTCCACGCCCAGTGGGAAGCCACCGAACACTATTACACCGACAAGTGTTCAGCTTGCGGTTTTGAAATCAACTGGAAAGATGCCGAGTATATCGACCTGACATCAGCGGATATAAAACACTGCCCCGGTTGCGGTGCAAGGATAGAATAACAAATAAAAAAGGGGCGGCATAAGCCGCCTTTTTCTGTGCCGTAAATTTCGCCCTGTGTGGCGTTTTCTCTTTTTACCCTATCAAGTACATATAACCGCCCTCGCTCGTTTGCCTGTGCGCAGAATTTAACGCCGTGGACTTACCCTTTCCACCGTGCCTTTGTTGCCCTTGTATCAATATGCGTGAACGAGCTATAAATCCCGATGCCCCCACGATTATGCAGGAGTTTCTCCGCATAATCCGCCACCTGCTTTGGTGTTGCGCCCTTGACCTTGATATCAGCAGCACACCCATAAAGGTGCTGGCTGTAGGTAGTGCCGCCGACAGCCTTGTTCTTCCCCGGTGTACGATATGCTGAAGTAATGGTCACAGGCTTCCCGAAGTGCGTTCTGATTTTCTGCAAAATGTTCACAAGCTCCGAATCAATGAACACCGGATCAGATCCGTCAGAACACGCAAATTCACGAACCTTGAAATTCGGCGCAATGTTGGTCTTTCCGTTTTTAGCCTTTGAGTAAGCATATATTGTCATTTTTCATCTGTCCTTTCCATAGTTGTCTGGTAAAACAAAAAAGGCAGTCCTGAAAAAAGACTGCCTTTCAAACCTTTATTCTATTATTAAAGTAATTGCTGCGGCTTCTCTGTATCGTCCTTCGGCTTCTCATAGGTCATAGCCTGTTCACTATCAGATATGCCCTTCGTGGTCGGGTCTGTAACAATGCCAAGCATGGCAAGCACTCCGAAAGCCGCATTGACAACGGCGAGGAGCTTGTTGCCAAGTTCACCGAGGTCAAGGTGGAATCCGAACACCGCCGCCACCACCTGCACAAGCAGAAGGAACGCCGGAATGACCGTAATCCAGAAGTTTTTGTTTTTAATTCTTACAAGCCAGTTGATTTTCATAATAAAAACCGCCTTTCTTTTATCTATGATATTCTTCAAGGTCATCAATCCTGTGGTTTGCGACCTTTATTTCCTCGTCAATCACAGCTTCGTGTTTTTCAAGAGTATATACACGCTCAATCACTTGATTGTGTTTCTCGACTTTTTTTTCAAGCTGCTCTATTCGATAGTTTGTTAGTTTTGTCCCCGTGAGAATACCGCCGAATGTACCCACCAGCGACCCTAACAAGGACAACAGCGCAATGATTATGTTTGCCGTCATTAGTATTTATTCCCTTCTTTATTTATGCCGTTCTGAACCACATATAAGCTGCATAGTAAGGCGGCATATTATTGTGAGCTTGACCGCCGCCAGTTGAACCAGTAAGTGGTATTCCGCTTGAATTCGCCGATCCGCTATCAACTAATCCATAACCATCACCGTAAGAACCTATGGATGAATATGTGTGATTATGGTTTGGCATCTCATCAATAGTCAAAGTATGGGAAGCTTCACCGCCTGTTGATTTTGCGGGATATGTGCTATTTGCACCAAGTAAGAACTGCCCGGATATCTGTGTCCAAGTGCCGCCGTATAATGTCGCAGGGCTTGTTGAAACGTTGGAAACGTAAAGGAAGCCGACAGGATATGTCACGCAGTCCCACTCCGTCCATGAACCACCGCCCTGAATATAATTGAAGCGCCGTTCATACTTTATCAGCTTGTTGTTGATGTATGCCGTAACCCTCTGCAATACATAACTTCCGCCCACACCTGCGGTTAATACTTCAAGGCTGAAAACGCCGCTTGTAACCTTCGCAGGAAGGTTTGTGTAAAGTGCAGCGTCATATCCGTTGTAAAAACCAGCCGTTGTGATGGTGTTTAAATCCGTATTTTGCGGAAGGTCGGGGAACAAAAAACCGCTGGTTGGTCTTAATGGCACATTTATATTAAAATCTTCTTTGCTCCAATCAAATACAGGCGTGAAGCTCACAACATATTCTGCCGTTTGTGCAAGCTGATCCGTTGAATAGATTGCGTCCTTTGCCCTCGTTTGAATGGTGTATTTTTTTAAGTAGTCTAACCCGCTTAAAGTTGCCGTTGCGGAATAGTCGTTTCCGGACGCCGTATAATCACTGATAGTCACCCAGCTGCCGAAACTTCCATCATTCGCTTTGTATCTATACTGAAGGATAAATTCGCTGCTGTTATCCACCGAACCAAAGGTGTCAAAGAAACCCTTTCCGCTTGTGGTAAATGTAATATATCCATCTACATTAACCGTGTCGATTTTAAGGTTGTTTGTTAGTTTTACATACTCTATTAAATCAAGTGAAACGGTCTTTGTTACCATAAGCCCTCGGCTGTCGCTAACGCTAAACACAAATTCGCCACTCTCCACATTGGGAAGGTAGCCTGAATCGTCATACAGAGCCTTGCCGCCGCAGGTGATTGAATAGCTTTCTATGGTTGCGCCCTTTAATCCTGCCGCCACAGCGCTCACTTGCATATTATTAACACCTTTAATAACCACTTGGTTGTTGCCTGTCAAGGCTGTGGAGGTAGTATTGATGTCATACACCGTGGGTGACAACGTTGGATTGGCATTTATAATCTCATAGGACGAAACCTTGTTTGAATAATATATTTTACCGTCAACTTCCGTTTTCAGATAATAAAATATCTCTTTCGTGGTGCTTGTAACACAAGCATTTTGCAGGACGTTTCTTTCGGCTTCCGTCAAAGAAAATGAATAGGTCGATCCGGTTTTGCTAACATCCCGATATGCTATATCATCATTTGAACCATCAAACGATAAGCATATTTGTAAAGAAGTAGCATCATCACCGAGCGGGTTTAAATATTTAAAGCTCGGTGTCCCCTCGTCTGTGAAGCTGCTAACACTTGTAATATAAGCATACTTCTCAATTTTATCTAATTCCCCAGTGCCATCAAAGCTGATCGTTCCGTGATAACTGCCACCAGTATCAATATAACCGAAGTGTTGAGAAACAGAAAAATTAAAGGTTGTTGTGTCACCTGCGGGCTGATTAATTGTTGTGAGATTGGTAGCGAGAACTTTGCGCTCTTTTGTCCCAATATTAACTGTGTTAGTGCCGCTATAAGTAACACCATTTACAGTTATCGTATAATTCTTAGAAGATGTGTCTTCAATAGTGCCAAGAGAACCCACCCCACTACTTACTAAATCAAGCCGCCAAGCAATAGTGGTTTGATTTAATAGCATTGATTGACTATATGTAACCCAGCTGAATTGTAAATAGATATCACCTGTTACATAATAAATTCTTTCTCCACCTGAAGCCATTTTAACCTCCTATCCAAAAGCACCCGGTGCGGTTTCCGTAATCTTCAAATCGGCTATTATTACCCACTATTAAATAAGTGGTAGCGTGAAGATTTAAGGCTTTTACACCTTGATTGTCGGCGATCAGCACCTCTTCCGCATTCTTGAACACCGTCATACCGTCCTCGCTTATCTGCGTGGACATTTCGCTGTTGTTTTTGCTGACGGTTAAGCCCTCGCCGTCAAATGTAAAGCCAGTTGCCGTTATGACCTTATCCACACCGTTGTCTTTTATTTCCTGAAAGCCTATATTAATGTCCTTTGCGGTCTGATTAAATGCGCTCTCACAGGTATGTTGGAATTTTTCAAAGTCGGATGTTTCAACATAATCTTCAAGCGCCGTGAAGATAATATTTCGGCAGTCATTCATAATCGAAGTGTTGAATGTGCTGATTTGTTGCTTCGCTTCCGTTACCTCGGTGCGGTTCTGCGCTATATCCTTCTCGGCTGCTTCGATGCGCTCAATAGCCGTGGACTGTTGCTTTCCGTTCAGATCCGTCAAAGTCAGCTTCGTCACGCCCACCGTGATTTTCGTGTCCTGCGGGGTTAGAAGCGGAATGTCCAGCTTCGTCAATTCGTAAGTATCGGAAATCTCGTGGGGATTTGAGAAAACACGAATGTTCCGGTAAATACGGAAAGAACGAATTTCCTCGTCCGTGAAATGCAGGTCGGCAGCGGTAATCTCTACCGTGTCCGTCAGCTTGATTCCCTTTTCCGTAAGTAGATTTGCGCCCTTGGTAAGCAGGTTGTCCGCAATAGTGACATCTTTCCACGTGGATTCATCAACGGGCGCATATATCTTGCCATATAGCGCCACACCGCTTTTAGAATAAAGCGTGTCCCCATCCTTGACAATATCATCTGTGATATCACCATTGGGCAGGTCTTTAATGGTCACCGTGGTTTTGATTGTTTCTTCGCTATCCTCAGCCGCTTTTTCTTCGATTTCAGCGCCGAAAGGAATGATGGCGGTATAAATACCACTTGCATCCGATTCGTGCGTTAAATCAAGCAAATTTTCCCCGAAAACGATATCTTGTGAATTGGTCTCGGTGAACTTTGCCAGATAATCAACATAGTTGACCGGGACAGCGTTGCCGTCCTCGTCATACTCGTATTCATACCTGATACAGAGATAGCCACCCAGAGAAGATTCAAACAGCTTCGTTCTCAGGATTTCCCACGTCTTTTTGTAGCTCGACTCCGACCTTGTGATTGTATTGTTCGGGTCTTCGACAGTTACCGTTCCCAGTCTCAAGCGCTGAAATTCCTCGACCTGTGCGTTGTGCTGTTCTATAAGCCAGCCGAGGAAAAAAGCAATCACCGCCGTTTTATCCTCGGAAGCCGCCGCCGCTTTATAATCGGCATCGTTGAGGAAATCGTCCGGGAAAGCAAAAGGTCTGACGATGGAGTCATTGAAATAAGCCATCAGCCCTTCAAGGTCGACAGTCTTGCCGTTGTCAAAGTCCCTTGTATCATCGGTCATTCGTCCCCGGAAAAGAACGCCGTTTTCGTCAGCCACCTCAAAGACGGACTTCATCTTCTGAAGTCCGCCGTAATAAGGGTGGTTATTGTAAATAGTGAAACTACCTTCACCCACCGTGTTGACCTCGACCTTTACTCTTGGTTTTACAAGAATAAGCTCTTCGTCCCTTGTATCAAGGAGAGGATTGCCGTCACATTTTACAGTGTACATTTACAACTCCCCTTCCTGATACGTAAATGTTATCGTGCCGCTTCCCGACACCGTGACAGGATTGTTGCCTTCTTTAAGGCACACATTTAAAAATTTGTGCGTTCCTGCGCTCATTGGGATTGTCATGCCATCAAATTCAATGGTGGCGTTATCCTCGGTGGCGGTGATAATCGGAATGGCAGATTTCCTGCCATTCGTCAAAATCACTTCTTGTTCTTCCGATGTCAGACCGACTTCCACAACGGTTTCATTCTGCTTCAGCTTATAAGGCTTAGCAGTTGCCGTGATAGTAATCTGCTTCAGGTTGCGGTCTTGCAGATAATCGTCAATGGTAATTCTGGCATCGTAGTAATAGTCCGCATCCTTGTCCAGCGTGATTTTTCGCCTTGTGCCGTTCAGGATATTGGACACCTGCGTTTTCTTTTCCTCAAAGGTCATTATTTCCGCAGGGTTGACCGTGAAAACAAAGCTGCATTCACGGTCTTTAAATTTAACCTCGCCGTGCGCTTCGGTGAAATCAAGCGAACCGTCACCGCCCGGAATGTCGATGTAAGTTGTTTTCGGCTTTGCCGGGGAAATGTCCACGCTTGAAAGGATCAGGTTCAAATCGTGGAAAGAATGAATGTTATCGAAATAAACACCTGTTTCTATCATTTATCGTCCCCTGTCCTTTCTCTCTTTTATTTTTCCAAGCTCCTTATCGAACTTGGGCGCATAGTAAGCAAGAATTGTGCCGTCCTCTGCCACTATATCGTGACCAGCCGCTTCAAGTACCTGCGGGAAGTACGTGGCGAGGATTTCAATAATTCTATTGAAATAGTAAACAAGAACGCCGTTTTCATTAGCAACAGCGGACTGTATCATTCCCATTAAGGTGTTAGTGCCGGAAACAACCTCGCTTCCAGCATCTCCGCCGCCCTGCAGCTTGCCTGTTGCCGAATTATAACCGAAAATCGTGGGCTGTTTCATTACCATAGGCTTTCTCATAGCCTTGGCATACCACTCTATGCCCAGCTTCGGAATTTTGCCGTCAAGCAAGTCACCAACCTTCCAGCCCGAAGGCTTGATGGAGAAATGCGGCACTTTTATTTTCGGGAATTCCAGCTTCATACCTGTGAAGAAGCCTTTGATTTTATCTACTATGCCCTTGACCTTATCCCTTGCCTTTTCAATAGGCTTTGTGATTGCGTTTTTGACATCTTCCCATGCCTTAGAAGCGGTGGTTTTAATGCCGTTAAACACATTTGATGTGGCGGATCTAATGCCGTTCCACACCGAAGTGACCACGGATTTAACGGTGTTCACTGCGCTTGTGATAACAGATTTAATGCCATTCCATACACTTGACACCACTGATTTAATAGCATTCATCACGCTTGAAATAACTGATTTTATGGCATTCCAAACTGTGCTGATATGCTGCTTAATGGCGTTTATGATATTTGAAATAGCGGTTTTTACACCTTCCCAGTCCCCCTTCAGAACGCTTGTGATTATCTTCATCACGTTCTGAATTATGGTCTTGATGGTATTCCAAGCCGAAGATATAACGGTCTTTATAGCATTAACAACCGTTCCGACCACATTTTTGATTGAATTCCAGACCGTTGTCACCACATTCTTGATGGCGTTGACCACCGTGGTAATGTGATTTTTAATAGCGCCCCAGACGTTTTCAATCATCGTTTTCAGCTGTGCCAAGCCCGGAACGTTGCCGAGCGAGTTCCACATATTGCTGAACCACTCACGGACAGGTGCAAAGACATTTTTCACCGCCGTCCACATACCCTTGTGTATACCAACAACACCCTGAACCAGTGCGCTGAAGATTTGCGGAAGCGCCTGAACAAGTGCCATTACTAATTGAACAGCGCCTTGTATGATTTGCGGCAAGCAAGCCAGCACACCGTTAATAACCGCCGTGATAATAACGGGAAGCGCATCAACAAGCGCCTGAATTATCTGCGGCAATGCGGCAACAATGCCCATTATTAACTGAATAACGCCCTCTATCACCACAGGCAGATTATCCTGCACTGCTTGAACAATCAATGCGATTATCTTCGGTATATATTCTGTTATTGCCGTGATAATGGCAGGCAGCGCTTCAACAAGCCCCATTACGAGCTTTATTACTCCATCAATCAAGATGGGGAGATTAGCGGTCAATGAATCGACCACATCTGCCATGATATCCGGGAGCATATCATACAGCGAAATGAGTAATTGCGGTATTGCTTCTACTAATCCATTGAATAGCTGCATAACGCCGTCTATCAGCACCGGGAGATTGGTAAGCAAAGCATCAACAATGCTCATTATTATTGCCGGGAGATTATCAATAAGCGGCTGTATAAGCTGCGGTATCATCGTGCAAATGTTCACAATAACCGACACAATGCCGTTTATCAACTGCGGAATCAATGTCGGAAGCGCCGACACAATAGCTTCCACGATGGAAGGCAAGGCGGACACTAATGCATTGATAACGGACAACAAGCCATCTAATAGCTGCGGTATAACCGATGTAACCAGCATTTGTATCAGGTCAGGGAGTATTGCTACAATGCTATTTATAAGCCCTGTTGCCGCTTTGATTATATTCGGCAGAAGCGTTGAAAGAAGCTCCGGGATTTTTCCGATAATTATGGGCGCAAGTTTGTCAACCAGTTGCACAACGCCGTTTAATACAACTTCAATTCTCGGCATCAGGTTGTTTGCGACATTCGACACCGAATCAACGAAGGCATTTACATAATCATCAAAGGGCAGATCGTCACTCGCTATTGCGGTGAGTAAGTTCTGCCACGCACCCTTCATGGAAGAAAGGCTTCCTGAAATGGTGCTTGCCGCTTCTTTTGCGGTTGTGCCTGTGATCCCCATTTCCGTCTGGATAACGTGGATAGCATCAACAACGTCCGCATAGGAAGAAATGTCATACTTAACGCCAGAAAACTTCTCGGCATCTTTCAGGAGCCTTTCCATTTCTTCTTTCGTTCCGCCATATCCCAGCTTTAAGTTGTCAAGCATAGTGTAATTTTGCTTTGCAAAGCCTGAATAAGCATTTTTGATAGATTCCATATCAGTACCCATCTTATTTGCGTTATCAGACATATCTGTGAGCGCCATATTAGCCTTGTCTGCCGCCGCTTCGGTGTCACCACCCAACGACTGCAGAAGGCTTGCAGAAAAGCCCGTGACGGTCTCCATGTACTCGTTGGCGGACATTCCGGCAGTCTTATATGCGTTCTTTGCATATTCCTGTACCTTTGCCGAACTACCCTTGAAAAGTGTATCTACACCACCAACAAGCTGTTCATAATCGGCATATGACTTTACAGCCAGCGTTCCAAGCGTGGAAACAGCACCAGCACCGACCATAATGCCCTTTGTAACGGCTTTTCCAACCGCAAGCGCACCTGAACCTATTTTCTTAAATGCCGTCCCGAGTTTACCGCCTGTTTTTTCACCGGAAGATGAAACGCCCTCAAGTCCCTCTGCCGTGCCTTTTGCCGTTTCGGTTGTTTCTTTCAGCGCATTTTTTGCTTCAGAATTGTTGATTGCTATTATACCCAGCAATTTAAACAATTCCATTTTTTATTCACCCCCTTTTTCCTCTGGGTTGAATGAATTTAATATATCCAATGAATGATTGACGGTTGTTTCAATTGTTCTTGCGGACAGATTTTTGTGCTCTTCGTTGTTTCTGATTTCGTCCTTGAACGCCGTATACGTCCGGTCATCAAAGACCTTATGCAGGAAGAACTCCCACGTTGTCTTTTCGTTTTCTTCTTCGGTTACGGTTTCCACGAAATTAACAACGAACTCTTCAAACCTGCCCGCTTGAATCATTCCGTCTAAAAAGAAACATGGACTTGCGTACCTTTTATGCAGCAAGTCCATGAAACGAAATTCTCCTATTTGAACAACTTTGAAACAACCTTGATAAAACCCGGGAATTCAGGCTTTTTAAAGAAATCAACAAGCATTTCTGTAAAAAGAAGTCCGTCCGCCCTGATTTCGTCAACTTTCATTCCCGACACCTGCGAAAGAAGCTCATATATTTCCTCTTTGCACTTTGAAAGGTTGCCGAGTATTACATCAACGGCATCAAATCCGATGGCGAATCCGACAGCCATAAGCGCCTTATCAGCGCCGTTCTCGTCCTTATCAGCGCTGTTTGCACCCTTGAATGCCGACACAAGTGTATTTACGGTGTCACCCTCGAAACACTTCTTAAACTCTTTAAATCCGATTTTCTTGATGATAGTAAACATCAAAAACATATCATCGGATGAAAGTTTGCGGAAAGTGTAAGGCTTGGCGGCTTCCTGCTCCGCCTGATCTATGGTTTCTTTGATTTCGATTGCTTCAGTCATTGTTCAAATCTCCTTTTCATTCGCTTTCTTTCTTTTCTGTTTTTGGTGCTTCATAGGCTTCAACAAATCTGCCCTTAAGGGTTATCTCGTTAAAGCGGGCGGCGCTGACCTCTATGATTGCACCCTTTTTGTGCGCCTTGCCTGTGTATTTGTCATTAAAGGGTATTAACACTTTGGCTTTCATGTATTAACCCCCTTCAATCAAGCAACGCTTGCCGTAGGATAGTAAATCTTTACAGGAAGCGTGTCGAGGTCTCCTGCGTTCTCCGCATAGGCTTCAAGAGTGAGCTTCAGAACGCTGTTTTCCTTGTTCTTACCCTCAAGCTCGAATGCCGACTTGCAAAGCGCAGACTCGAATATGATGATGATGTCCTTCGCTCCGTTTGCGGTCTTACCGACAAAGCCGAAGTTGTCAAGGTAGTCCCCTGCATCAATGCTGGGCTTGTCGATGAACATATCATAGCCGTCCGCATCAGACTCGCCCTGCTTGAAGTTGGTTGCCATCTTGATGTTATCCCCCGACAGCTCCGCCATGCTGACTTCCATTGAAGCCTTGCCGCCCTGCTTAACGGTAAGCCCCTTTACAAGAACAAGAGCGCCGTCAAGCTCGATGTCAAGATACTCGCCCTCAATGGCAACCTTGCCACCGCCGGACGTTGCACCGATGCAGTCACCAGACCATGCGCCATTCTCGAATTTCAGCCCCTTGTGAAAAGTACCTGCACCGAGCAGGATGTTTTCAGGCGTGGTAGTAGTCACGCCGTGCTTTCCTATACTTGCCATAAATTAAAAATCCCCTTTCCATTCTTTGATTTTCAGATTTATTTGCATTTCTTTAAGTTCTGCTTCCCCGGTGGGGATATAAAAAGCACCATCAAAAAAGACGGCAATCGAGCCGCCGTCAGTTTCTCCTCTCAATCCGTAGATCGGGTGGAAGTGCTTTTTTACTTTTGCCTTGAAATCCTCAAGGTCTTTATATTTTCCACGGTGAAAGACGGTTAAAAGCAGCGTGGACTGCTCTGCGCCATCTTCCGTGGTAATTGGTTCTTCCGTGATTTCGCCCACTGAATAAGGATATGTGACATCACCTGTCCATTCCCCGAATTGGTAAGGGGCTGATATCACTTTCATTTGCTGATTTATAAAGCCCAGTTTATCCATTACAGCTCATTTATCCTTCCCTGTAAGTGTTTTTTGATCCAGTCCTTCATCAGGGTGTATGTTTTCCAGAAAGCACGAGAAGGCTTTTTGCCCTTTGTATAATAGGCATCAAGCCCCTTGCTGCGAAGGATAGCCATCACACGCTTTGCTTCTTGCAGGGTGTATGTTTTCCCGGTGTGGCTTGATTTGCCGCCCTCACCTTTGACATATACCCAATAGCCGCCCTTGCGCCCTTTGCCTTGTAAAGCATACTCTCCTGTGCCGAACTCCTCCCAGATGGCGTTTTCCAGCGGGTTCCCGATGGTTGCTTCGTGCTTGTCATCGTCCACGTGGTGCTTCCAGTTGTTTTTCGTCTGTGAAGTATCAGTGCGTGTTAAATCCTTGACCTGTCCTTCTATTTCCCCGGCAACCTCCTCAAGGGCAATATTTATTTTGCTGTCCATAGCTTCAAGAACCTTAACGGTATAATCCTCAAAGGTTATTTTAGCCATTCCAAGCACCCACCCTTCGCAGGAAGATTTCAAGCTGCTCGTCCATTTCATCGGGATTGTCGATTAAAAGGACATCGTATACGAAGCCTTTTATAATCATTCGTGTGTCTTGGTCTTGGAGCGCATATATGCCGGAATGATAGTCGCAAAGGAAAACGTGAGTGGACTCTTCCAGCTTGGTTTTGTGCTTCGTGTAGTCGCTATCACCTGACTGCATACCGAGCCAACCAACCGGGCTGAACGCATCCGCCCACACTTTTTCCCTTTCTCCGATATCATTTTCAATAACAGCGCAGGTCTGAATTATTGCCGTGATGTTTCCGCCTATATTAGCCATAGGTCAGAACCTCGCTTTCTTGTAGAGCCTTACACCGCCCAGAATACCCACAGGATAGCCCATAAAAAGAGATGCGCTATCTTCATAGGTTACAGAATGGCGTGAGAGAGTTTCGGACTTAATGCCGACTTTTCCCCGGTGCTTCTTTTCCCATTCAAGCAAGTTTAAGCAGCAGTCAATTACATCAGCGGGGTATACAACACGTGTAACGAGGACATCATTTTCATCTTTTATATTCTCACTAACCGTGCAAGTTGTGTCCGTTATCTCCGTGATTGTATACAGACCGCCGTTGTATTGGGACTCGCTGATCTGAACCGTGTCCCCCACAGAAAAAGGGACAGGGGTGTCAGACATTATAACGCCATCGGCAATAGAAGCCTGCACCCTGTACCCTCGGTCTTGAAAATTATTGTGTGTATAAGCCCTGATGGTCTGCTCGACAGCCTTCAGCTTCATCTCGATTTTTTCATCAGTCCAACCACCGAGGTCAGTCAGGGCTTTTGCCTTTTCAACAGATATTATCATCAGGGTTCACCGTCCTTTGATTAAGCCTTGGTCTTAAGAATTACAACCTTAGCTTCGTTGGTAAGCGCAGGCATACCGTGAGCGGTGCAGATGATGTTATCAGCAACACCGGGTTCACGCTGATGCTCGACAAGATTGCCACGCTTAAGGAAGTAGGTAACAGCGGGCATATCATCCTCGGTCTCGCTTGCGTTGCTGAGCTTGATGATGGGGTTGAAATATACACCTTCCTCGAGCTTAACCTTGTTGGAAACAACAACGTCACAGCCCGCTATACGTCCGATAGCACCGGAAGTCATAAGCTCTGCGCCTATCTTGTCCGCAGCAATAAAGTCAGCATCCTTGCGAAGCTGAGTCTTCTGCTTGCTGTGAATAAGAATAACCTTGCGGCTGTCCTCTTCCTCAGCGAACATATCAACACCGTCAACGATTGCGCTGTACTTAATAACAGCGGAGCTTGCATCAAAGACGTTCTTGGACTCATAAAGAACCTCTACACGGTCATTGTCGAGCTTCTCGCTGATAGAGAGTGCAATCTGAGCGGTTGCAGTTCCCATAGGGTTGCCGTAACCGGAAAGCTGCGCTTCATCGGTAAGTCTAACGCCCTTACCTATCTTCTTAATGGTGTACTCGGAAGTGGTAAATGCCATCTTCGTGGTATCAATAGGAGTGCCCTCTTCGTAATCCTCAGCCGCTCCGATATATCCCCACTTGGGAACAGTTATGGTCGAACCGGGAGTTCCGGACAGGGTGTTGTCAACCTTGATATATCCGGTCATTGCCGCCTTAGCTGCGACCTTTGCGTTTATCATGTCACTGACAACTTCGGGGTCAAATACGTCACCGTTTACAAGAGTGGTGGTCTTAGTTAAATCTGCCATAGTTCAATTCATCCTTTCAATTTTGCATAAAGTTCGGGGTTTTCTGCTTTTAACTTCACACGGGAATCGTACCCCATTTTATTAAACTCTTCCTGTGTGGTAGTGGTCTGAGTGCCTTCCGACTGCGGAAGTTTACCGCCGTCAAGCACCTTTCTCGAGCCGGATGCGGACTCAAACTGTGTCGGGCACTGTACTTTCAGTCCCGAGAGTATATCGTCCCACCCTTTGATTTTTTCGTTTTCGTCAAGTTCAAGGGTTCTGCCCTCTGCTTTCAGCTTTTCCTCGACCTTATAAGTTAGATAGTCGATGTCAAGCGCCTTTTCGGAGAGAAGCGCAACCTTTACGGCGGACTTGGTTTGCGTTTCAAGGAGCTTTTTCTGAAGGTCGGCAACCTGCGTTTCATATCCGCTAATCTTGCCCTGCAAGTCCTCGTTGCCCTTCGTCCCCTTTTTCAGATCCGCTATAAGTCCGTTTGCGGTGTCAAGCTCGGTCTGCTTTCCGGACAGCTTGGCTTCAAGGGTGTCATATTTGTCTTTATCGACATATTGACCTGACCCAAGATTGCCAACTTTGACCTGCTTGTCCTTGTTTGCTTCGTTTCCGTTGTAGGCGTTGACCTTTTCTACAAACTGTGCAAAAAGCTCATCACCCAAGATTTCTTTTAGAAAATCCATGCGTATTTCTCCCGGCTTCGTTTTTAAACGTGGTTTCTCCACAGCCGCCATTCTTTAAACGTCTTTATGGTGGACAGAATTTTTGTGTCGAACAGTTTAAACGCCATATTCAGGGCATATATAAAAGCACCACCCCCGAAGGGATGATGCTTTAATAATTTTTAATTATATTCCGTTGCCATTCATATCGACCCAGCCGTTATTGCTTGCGTTTCTGCGAATGGTGCGATTTGTATCTGTTTCAAGATATATTTCGCCCGCCCTGATGTTTGAGGTGGGGCGGGTGGTGGAAGTGCAAAACTTATTCGTGAATTGTGGATAATAATATGATCCACCCAACCTAAACCTAACGGCATTAGGCGAATCTTCGGCGGCGGTTTGAATAATAATATCACCGTTACTTGTAAAGTAAAGGTGTTCTTTGCCTGTTATTACCATCGCCTTTGGAGCATTGATGGTACACGAGCCATCATCGGCGGTTGTTACTTGAAGAATTTGCATTCCACCAGTTGTCAACAACAACATATATTTATTCTTGTTTGCCGCATCAAAATTGAACGCCCACGTTCCACCATCCAGCTTGTTCGTTTTGAATTTTACGGTCTTATTGCGGGCATCGATTCCGGCTTTTGAATGCTCCCACCCCGACCAGAACAAATCTCCGTTTTTGTCAATTCTGGATATTAAATATTGTTCAAAAGTGCCATCACCATTTGGATCAGCCTGTACATAGTAATCCATAACGTTGCCTTCGCCATAATATGCCGAATCCTTGTCACTTCTATGCACAGGGTTGTGAGCATTTACAGCTTGGATTATAGCACCGCTTCCCACATTATCAAGGCGCATTATGCCACCATCGGCATAGTTGTGTAGAATAAAAGCATAGATGTTTGCTTCCTTCCCTTGACCTGCGAAGTTCAACCCCTCAAAAACGCCATTCTCGGCGTTTGTAGCATTTTCAACTCTCACACGGGATTTCAGTTGCTCCATCTCAGCCGCCATCGTTGCGGCGTTGATATATCCTGCATCGAACAGCTCCGCTTTCCACTTTTCGAGAACGTCCGAGTAATCAGCAACAACCGTGTCGGAAGCATTGATGCCTGTGGCTATATTTACGCTTGTGACAGCCGAGTTCCACGCATAGGTGGTAGTTATACCCTCAACGCAAGCATAGCGCACTACAAACGAAAGTGTGCCCACAAGCTTCGTTGCATCACCGGGAATGAGCCAGCTGCAAATTACCCTGTCCTTATCATCCGGGCTGATCTGAAGGTCATCGACTATATAAACGCCGCTTTTCTTCAGCTTCGTTTCTGCATCGACATTCAGGTAATGCACCTCTACCTTGTTACAGATAGACATATCGTGACCTTCGATATACCGGGGCAGCTCAAATGTAAAGCGCTCGGAATTATGGTCAAACTGAATGATGGTTGTTTTCTTGGGCGAATTGTTCTTGATTGCCCTTGTGACCGGGTCTATCACAAATCGTGAGTCCGTGTCATACACATTATGATTGTGTGTCATGTTGTCTTACCTCGTTATTGCATAGAAAAAGGACTGATTTTACTCAGTCCTTTTGTATTCGTTGTTTTGCTTAATCAATTAAGCCTTTTTCCTTTGCGGTCTCATAACACCATTTAAGGTCTTTTTTTACCGCTTCCCTTTCTTCGGGGTTTACCAGATATTCATCAAAGCTGTTCTCAACGATAACGGCATTATAATATCCTTCGATTTCGTCTTTCATATCCTCGGTTATAACACCCATCTCTACTTCAAGCTTCATCATCGGAAGCACAGCGGCACATAGACGGACTCTCTCGTTGTGCTGATACGGAATGAACTCATAGAACCAGTTCGTTTCCCATCTTTCAGGAATTGACGAAACTTCTTTGAATAGTTCAACCTGACTCTTTACCAGATCCGTGTATGTTGCGTAAAGATTTAATTCTTTTTCTTCCTCCATCTCTTACCCCACACATTTCCTGTAACTTTATTATTTGATACTGCGTTAACCGTTACATTGTACTTATCTTTGAATTGAGCCATAACCCCTAAACAACTGTCACACATTCCCCTTTCGGATAGCAAAGTAACAGATTTAAAGGGCTTTTTCTCATATAGCAAAGCGAGGTGCTCAAAGAGCTTTGCTTCCGTGTCCTTATAGGCATAATCTCTTAATTCACCCTTGCCATCGAGAACATCAATATATTTGAATTGCCGCTTATCAAGCAATCTCACAAGGGTAGAACCGCCTGTATATTTTGACTTTGTTGCATCAGCAAGCGTGTTAACCATACTATGGGCAATAAATAAATCGTCCTTCTTGCCGTCAATGTATGCACCCGCAATATTGCCACCGAGCTTGAAGTCACCACCGAATTTGGTTCTCTTTTCGGAAATAACCTTATAATCCAAATCGAGAATTTCCCTCGGCGTGAGCTTTCCGCTGTCCACCTTGTACTGGTTGACCGTCCTATATTGGTTCTTGAGGACTTTCCAGCCCTCCGGGTTATTGTGCTTCAGCTTATAGAAGTCATCAAGGGACTGTGGCGCAACATCCTTAAGGACATTTTTATATCTCGCAAACTGCTCCTTATCGGTTGCCGTTGCCACCTTGTTTATATTTACCTTGTCCAGCCTGTCGGTAGCGGAGAGGTATTTTTCCTTAAATTCAGCATAACTATTACACTGGATTATCTCGCCTGTTTCGTTGTCCAGCCTATACCGGGGACGTTCTAATGCCCATCGTGCCTTTTGCGTTAAAGCACAACGGCAGTTTACTACCTCTGCCGCACCACCGGAAGGGTCTCCGGGGTACATCAGACCGTTGCTGAATTTTTCGTCCAGCTCCCTAATCTGACCATCGACTTTTGCGTGGCTGTCACGGGTTCTTGCATCAAGCGTTGCATCCCAGCGCTTAAGCACGTCAGCGCCCTTTTCTTTAGCCTTATAGCACGCATCCATTCCCGCTTGGCATTGTATACGGTGTCCCTCAGTCCTCGCTATCCTAACGGCGTTATTGAAGCCGATATTCGTTTCTCCTGCGAGATGTTGTGCCACCTGATGATATGACATACCCGTGCTTATTCCTCGGCTAACCTGCGCCGTTATTTTAGCCTTCAGCAGCGTAATATCCTCGCCGAGCCTTTTATATAGTCCCTGACTGATTTTGCTGTCGAGCTGTACAGCCCTGACCATTGCTTCCTGATCCAACGGAAAGGCAAGTGGTATGCCCTGCCCCTGCAAGTCATACATCGTGCCGATAAAGCCATCTTCATAGCATTTATTCAGGTATTCGGAAACGGTCTTATATTCATCGACCAGCATATTGCCGAGTATATCATCGACTTGCTTCTGTAGGCTCTTTTGATAGTTCCTCTGATAGACCTTAGATTGAAGCATTGATTGCAGGGTTTCTTTTGCTTCGTCCGGGGTAATGTGCCGATTACCTCTAAAGAACTCGGCAGCAAGTCCACCGATTTCATCTTCTCCAACATCAGCAAGGGCTTTTTGAAGCTCTGAAATGCTCGAATCCAAATTTGCGATTTTGCCCGTGATGTCTTTGTATGACTGATTATATATATCTTTTAGCCGCTTGATTACGGCTTCCTCGTCATTCAGGAACTGCTCCTGCACCAGCTTCTGGCGCTTGTTCATCCGTTATCCCTCGCAAACGTTATTTTACTATAATATTCCAGAATTGTCAAGATAATTCTGTAAATTCATTTTCTACCGGGGCTGTATTATTCAGCAAAGCCTGAGCATTAGCGGTGTTCTGCTCCTCGTTGAGCTTCTCCACCTGCCCTTTAAGCTCGTCAAAGTCCAGCTCAAGAACGTCACAGATTGCTTTCAAGGCTTCCTCGTCCCCGATCTGCGCCGCAACGTTTAATATATTGTTCAAGCGCACACCCTCGGTCTCCGCTTCAATCTTCTCAATCTCGGCGTTTTCCTTTGCGTTGCTCATTATCTCGTGCGTGAAGTCGAAGTATACATCGGTGGACTGATAATCCGTGCCGTTGTTTTCGTTGATTTCATCGAGTACGACCTTAATCAGCTTCCTTAAAAACTGCTTTAGCCTTATGGTCAGCTTTGAACACTTCAAATCAAGCAGGGAATAAGCCGCTTTTATGGCAATGTTCGTTGTTGCGGCGGTATCTTTAAGCCCGGAGGTGTTAAGCCCCATTCCGAAGCGGTAAATATTCTTCTCGTCAAGCTCCAGCTTTGCCTTTCTCGCTTCATACGGAACGTCAACCGTCCTGATTTCAACATCACCTTCGCTATCAACGCCGACCAGCTTCTTGGTTTTGAGGTTTTTCTGCAGCTTGTCGAGGTCATCACCCTCATAGCCCTTTACAACGTGAACCGGAGTATCGAAGTCCACCAGATTGTTTGAAAGGCTGCTTGCCATAAGGTCATAATCGTCAATTAAGTCCTTGACGGTTTTAAGCCCGGAAGATTGCTTTTTATTGTTGTCCAGACGGAAGAACGGAATAAATCCAAATTCTTCATAGGTAATCTCGCCCTTGCCGTCTTCCTCATAAAGCACGTGGGGCTTGGGATTGATTTTCTTGCTCTCGTCCTTTTCAATCAAGCCTTCATCGGTCTGCACATAGTATGCAACCTCTGTTGCGCTCCATACCTCAATGCGCTTGATGACCTTGTGTCCCTTTTCGATGCGGTCAATGTACCAATAAATCACGTATTCCGTGTTCTCATCGGTTTCTTTTGCCCTTACCTCGATAACGCCGAGGGAGTCTGACCACTGGAACGCCGTCTTATCGTCCTCGTTCTTGTAACTATGCATATAATCATAGCCCTTAGCCATACACCCGGTCAGTACTTCCGAAAGCTCAGCAACAAAGTCCTCGTTCTCGTTGAAGTAATAGTCCATTTCGTCCTGTAATTCAGGAATGTCGGACTTTATAAAGCCATCCTGCCCGGAGAGCATATATTGCACCGCCTGATCCACCAGCTCGGTGAAGAACGGATGCGGAATGCGAATGTTGCTCCTGTATTTATCCTCGACAAGGTTTCCGTCCGCATTGTAATAAAAAAGACGATAGTCCTTTATATCGTGGTTACCCTCATAGTAAGCCTGACCTTTTCTTGCCAGCCTTTTCTTTTCCGAAACCGCATCTTCGTCTATAAATCTTTTAATTTCCTCTACTGACAGCATTAAGCATCACCCCCAGTGCCTTCCTCAATCGGTCTGTTTGTCATCTCGCTTTCTGTGGGTGCTTCAATCTCAGTCCAGCCATCAACGCTTTCAACGTCTTTGCAACGTGTCTTAACGCTTCCGTCAGTTAAAACCTTTCCTTTTTCCGCTATAAGACGGATAAGCTCGGTGTACTCACACTCAGGCTTGTTAGGACTTACGGTTATTCCGCCGTCCTCTCTTTTAAATCTGTATAATGGTTTAGGAGTCATTTATTTATACCTCCGAATTATAATGAATTGTTGCGTTTGTTGCTCCCCACGGCGAGCCTGCTACCTCGCCCTCGCTCCACGGGACATAGATATCAAACGTTTGCGTACAACCGTTAAAAATATTGTTGTGCATAGAGGTAGGTGTTCCTTTAAATATAACGCTCGCAAGGCTTGTACAACTACCGAACGCACTATAACCTATGTTTGTAACACTATTTGGAATAGTTACAGATGTAAGGCTTGAGCAATAACTGAAAGCAGAACCGATAATTTTTGTAACACTGTTTGGGATAGTTACAGATGTTAGGTTTCTATCATTTTGAAATGCAGAGGTTTCAATACTTGTAACACTATTTGGGATAGTTACAGATTTAAGGCTTGAACAATTATGAAATGCAGATGCACCTATTATTGTAAACCCATTTAAATCCTCGGCGGTTATCTCGGTAATTGTACGCTCTACCAATGCCTTTAACAGTTCATTACCGCCACCTGCGACATTAACCGTAATAGGCGAGTAACCGTCAACACCGTTGGGAGCAGTGTAAGTGCCGTTTGCTGTAATCGTTAAAGGTTGTACATTAAGTGTGTTTTTATACTCATAGTCTATATCCGCATTATCAGCTCCCCACGGTGCTGGTGAGCCTACATCTGTCCCTTCTGCCCACGGAACGTTAATGTCGGTGAGGTTAGGACAAGAAACAAAGACATCATCGCCCCATTCGGAACGCTCAATAGTAGTGGGAGTTCCTTTAAAGGTTACTGTTTTAAGATTTTGACAATATAAGAACGCACCTCCACCTATAAATTCAACGCTATCGGGAACAACTATTTCTGTAATATTATTAAGTTCTGAGAACGCATATGCTTCTATACGTTTAACACCGTTGCCAATGATTATACTCGTAAGTCCATTCATATAACCAAAAGCACTCTCTCCAATAATTTCAACATTGTTACCGATTATCACGCTCTTGATATTATGATTAGAACTGTTCATATAACCAGCAAACGCTTCTAAACCGATTTTTAAAACGGGCTTACCGTTATATGTTGAGGGAATTACAATGTCAGTTACCGTGGTGTCGTTTCGACCCGTTACCTCGTAGCCGTCCTCGTATTCAGCATAGTTTAAATATTCAATGCTTTCACTACCGCCACCACCGGACAGAACTATAATGTCACCAAAGCTTGTCCCAAGCGTCTGATCTATTTCCGAAAAACCGACTTTCAACTTCATCAAAGCACCTCACTTGACAGGCATCTGCCGCAGTTCACGTAAATAACGTCACTTGAACAAACCTTTCCGTCATCGGTAACAACACGAATCTGTATTTCAACTTTTGTGTCACCCCTGAAGTGAAAGGTTTCTTCCTGCGAAAGGGTGACGGACACCGTGTTCCCCTCTATTGTGCAATCCTTCTTGTATTTCTGAAGAATTACCTGCCTATTCTGGCAATAGGTGATTTCTATTGCCGAGATAGAATCTGCATCAAATGGTAATATAAACTGGTGTGTTGGAGTTGTTCCTATTCTCATAATTTTATCCTCGCTTTTTCCATATGCAAAAAACCCGTGGAAAGCTCCACAGGTTTATATTTGTAATGCGGCGGTGTAACCGACCATAGGCGAACTTCTAACACCCGCCCTGAAGGAGTCACAGTATTTTCCGGCTTTTTCCGTACCCTCAAAAGAAAAAGCCGCTGGTGATTTACACGCCGCTCGGCATACATACCTATTGCAGCAGGTATATATAATTAGCTTATACCATCCACTGCTTAACCTTGCGCCAGCCCTCTACACCGTAACGCAGAGCAGCCATAGCATCGTCCATTACCGGAACAGGCTCATCAAGGTATTCTCCCGATTTCTCGTCCTTTTTCCACTTCCATTGCTGAAGCTCCTTGATGGTATTAACGCAGTGTGGGTGTACATATATCTTCCTGTCGACCTTTTTGCCTTTTTTCGTGCCGCCTTTCAGCCAGTCGATCTGCGCCTTGACACTGTTCGGCTCTTTTGAAACCGCCCTTGCACGAAAGCCCGCATCACGCCACATCTTTATTCGGTCAGGCTCTGCGGAATCGCACCACATCTGTTTATTTTTCGGAAGCTCGTTCTTTATGGCTTCTGCTATCCATTCAGACGAGTCCTTTTCGTGTCCGTATATCTCGGACAGTATATATATATTTCCGTCTTTCCAACCGAGAAGCAATATAGCATTTCCGTGATTGAAGCCAAAATCTTGTCCAATTGCCACATCATCATAGTCTTGCAGGTTCAGTGAAACGTCTTTTACTTCCCAGTTGTGCAAAATAAGCCCGCCTATTTCTCCCCATTCGCCTACAAATTCGTTACAAACAAGCCGCTTCCGCTTGTTCTCTGTATGTTTCCATACAGTTCAGACTATATCTTGACTTCATTGAAGCCCCTGCCGTTTCGGATTCGCTTGAATCCTACTCTACTCACTTCCACGAAAAAAGCACCGCTTTTCAGCAGTGCTTCGTGTGTTTTCGATAGTCGTTACACTCAAACAATGTATTTCCATATAAAGCCGCAGGATGAAGCAGAACGCCCCTTTAAACAAGAGCGAATTGCATCGGGATTACCTTTTAATTCCCTTGCCGCTTCTTCCACGCTGGCATATTCAACAACAAGCCCGGTGATTTTATTTCTTCCCCTTATGGGTTTGCAGCCGTGCGGTTTTGCAAGCCCCGTTCTATATGCGTGAGCGGAGTTTTCGCTCTCCGTTGCCCACTCAAGGTTAGCAACGCAGTTATTTGTACGGTCACCGTCTATGTGATTAACTTGCGGTTTTTTGTCAGGGTTTGGAATAAAATGCTCGGCAACAAGCCTGTGGATCAATGCCACGTGCCTTTTGTTATCTTTCCACAATTCCACGTGGTACATCGGCTTCGGATGCCTGCTTGTTATTTTAGAAGAATGTAATTTTAATATCTTTTCGTTAAAGGTTCTGTTCCAGCCGTTGTACGCTTTCACCGTTCGTTGTGTTGCCTTCACTTTCCCTGTGTTAGACACTTCATACAATTCTTCATAGCCTTTGACTGGCTTCCATATTTCTTTCATATTGTCACCCCTTATAATAATACCATATTTTTCAAGGAATGTCAATACTTTACATCGTTTTAGCTCGGGGTTATCCTCGGCTTTCCCGTTAGGACTTTCACCGAATTAGGCAGGTTTTACATGACCTTAGTTTTTTAGGTTAAGCCATATATTGTGTATCCTTCAGGATCAACTTTCTTTCTTCGCTCCATTCGTTGTCGATACGCATCATCTATGAAGCGGTTGTCTAAGTAAGTTGAATGGTGGGTAAGGACGTTCTCGTCCGGAATGTCAAAAAAGACCTTTTTAATCCAGTGGTTCTTGTTTACCGGGTTAAAGGTCATGCGTATTTGATAGAACTGTCCGGGCGGTAACTCACCACGCAGACGGTCATCTATTATTTCAAGGTCGGCTTGGGTAAACTCCGTGGCTTCTTCAAGCCATACATCGGTCAGCTTGCCCCTTTGGAACGTGATGGACTTCAGCTTTTCACGCTGTTTATCATCGTTCATTCCTCGGAAGATGATCTGATTGCCGTTTGCCTTGCAGGTTATCTTTAGCGGGGACATCGTAATGCGCCAATATTGCTCTGCTCTATCACCGAACATTCTATATATAGCGCCTGTTAGTTCCGCAAAGGTGCTGTCTCGGTTGGTTATATCCGACTTACGAAGCACCACGAGGTTTCTTCCCTTGTCCCGCATAAGCCGTAAAATATAGTTCTGTGCGGTATCCACGCTCTTACCCGAACCAGCACTACCCCTAAGCACTAAATAGCGCTTGTGGCTAAGATTTACCGCCTTAAACACGGGATTAGCCTGAACCTTGATGTTCATTCTTCATCACCATAGTCAACGGTGATATTTAAGTCCATATCAACATCGGCTTCCACCTTTGTTGTTGGGTTCTGCCCGGCAGTGTCACGCACGAAAGTTGCAGCGGTGGTGTCACCCTTCAGCGCCTTTTGAATTTGCGCTATCAGTAACGCATCTTCCACCGTGATGTTCTTGCCTTTCAGATCAGCGAAGTTCTTTATATTTTCTATATCGGCTGTCTTGCCCGCTTTCATAGAGAGTTCAAGCAGCAATTCGAGCCTTTCACGCATTGCCTTCTTCTTACGTTTGGCTTCGCCTGATGCAATGCCGCCCTTCCTGCCGAGTTCTCTGCGTTCTTCCGGGGTCTTATATGAGAATTCATTTCGTGCCACATTGTATCACCTGCCTTTCGTTATGAATAGGGCTGTGCGTGGCTTAAACAAGCCCCCACTCGGCAAACTTCTCAAAGCCGCCGATGTCGTTTATATAAGCCCTTGCTTCCTTCACGATTTTCTCATAAGGCTTGCCGTCTATATAGGCATCACCAATAGCGCAGCAGAGGTTGACAACCTTTCCTGTTTTCTGCGCCTTGAGGAATGCATATATATTAACGGAAACGTCCGCTTTGCTGAGGTCTTTACCGTGAAGCCCACCGCCTGTTACACTGTCAGCCATATCAGAGCCGAGCTTCCTATTGGTAGCGCCGCTGTCTACATCAGTGCCGCCTGTCCAATAGCCGAGAGGGTTTATAATAGCACCCTCATAGGACTGCGCCAGCTCCTTTTCTGTGGCGTTGCTCTGGCAGATGATGAGCTTCTCGTCATCTATGATGTACTTGCCATCGGTGGGGAATTCAGCATATATGTTTCTCGCTATAAGGGACAGCGCCTTCTGCTCCTCGGTAAGCGGCACACCCTTAAATATACCGTTATCACCGCAACGGACAGCGCCCTCTTGGTTCTTAGCAAGGTGGGTGTCCTGCTTTACTGCGGATATATCAACAGCAACGTTCCCGGCTATACGAATAACAGCCGCTTCTATTGCTGCCTTGTCTATATCGCACGATGCTTCTATAATGATGTGGCAAGCGCCGTGTCCTATAAGCACCTCAACAGCCACCTTCGGATTTTCCTCTACCTTATATGCGAGGTCTACTATTGCACCCGCTATTCTATCCGCTATCTTGTCCGGGTGCATCGGGTTTACTTTCTCAAACATTGTTTATTTCTCCTTTTTCCACTCTAATATTCCCCATAGCGCAAGAATGCCTTGTACTATATCAAGGACAGCCCTGCTCCATAGACCGTTATATATATCAATGCAAAGCCACAGTACGTTGCCTATGAGCCACAGCCAGAAGCAACACTTCAGTTTCTTTACATTCAATATCGTGCCTGATAAACATATCAGGGTGGTTATCCAACTAATTATTTGAAGCATCGTCTAATAATACTGCCTTTCCCCCGGTGAACTTCTCCCAGCGCTCTATAATAACCTGTGCATAGCGGGGGTCGAACTCCATTGTGTAGGCTCTTCTGCCGTTCTGCTCACACGCCATTATAGTTGTGCCAGAACCACCGAATAAGTCGAGGACTATATCACCGCCCTTTGTGTTGTTCTTGATTTGGTAATCAAAGAGCGCAATCGGCTTCATAGTCGGGTGTAAATCGTTCTTGGTCGGTCTTTCGAAGTTCAGTATAGTGGTCTGCTTGCGGTCAGAAGCCCATAAATGCCCCGCACCGTCCTTCCAGCCGTATAGACAAGGCTCGTGCTTCCACTGGTAGTCCTGTCTGCCCATAACCATTGAATTTTTAGCCCATATAAGGCACTGACGGACTTTCCAAAGCACATCATTACAAGCACCACGGAAGTTGTATCCTTCGCTGTCAGCGTGCCATATATAGAACACAGCGCCGGGCTTCATAACCATATCGGCGTTACTGAAAGCATCAACAAGGAACTGCCTGAAGTTATCGTTGTCCATTTTGTCATTCTGGATTTTCAGCTTTTCCTTCGTCTTGCCCTCGTAGTCCACGTTATAAGGCGGGTCGGTAAGCAGCAAGTCCGCCTGTAAGCCGCCCATCAGCTTTTCAACATCGTCAAGCACGGTGCTATCACCGCACATAAGGCGGTGGTTGCCGAGCTGATATATATCTCCGGGCTTTACCCAAGGCTCCTCGGGAAGCTCCTCGTCAAAGTCATCTTCCTCAACTTCCGGTTCCTCGGTAAGCATATCGTCCTCAAAGCCGAATGCCGTCATATCGAAGTCAAGCAGGTCATCAAGCTCCTCGGAAAGCAAATCAAAGTCCCATTCAGCCTTTTCTGCCACCTTGTTATCGGCAAGCCTGAACGCTTTTATCTGCTCGTCCGTCAAATCGTCCGCCACTATACACGGCACCTGCTCCAAACTAAGCTTTTTCGCAGCTTTGTACCTTGTATGACCTGCGACAATTATATTTTTGCTATCAATAACGATTGGGACTTTAAAACCGAACTGTTTTATCGACTCTGCGACATACTTTACGGCTTCGTCATTACGTCTTGGGTTCTTCTCATAGGGTTTTATTTCCGAGAGCCTTTTTTCTATAATCTCCATAACATTTTCACCGTCCATAGAATTAAAGCAACGCAAAAAACCACCAAACGGAGAACCGCTCGGTGGTTTATTGTAAACTTTGACATTCTAATTATATCACCCTTTAAAAGTCAAATGTTATACGAAAAAGTCAAGATATATACGAAAAAGTCAAGATATATACGATTTTTGAGTATCTTTTCGTTTGTCGAGTATGCGCTGCACCCGCTTGAGGGCTATTCCGTGGCGGGTTGTTGCCCATCCGTAAGCCCGGTCATAGGTTGATGCCACATCTTGAAGTGTTAGCCCCTGAACGTAAATTTTATGCAGCACATCGTAATCCGTGGCACCGAGCTGTTCTATTACCCGAAGGACATCGTTTTTAGCATCGACCAGCGCATCTATATCCCGGTTGATTTCCGCTTCCAAGTCCATATACTTGCATATTGCGTCCTGTATCTTCTGCGGATTATGGGAAGATTGCACACGATCAGCCGAGAGGGTGGTTGTTGTATTTTTAGCAATAGCCTTCCACTGCTGTACTTCGACCAGCTTGTTTTCTATGAGTTTATCAAGCTTCCTTACCTGCCGGAGAAATTCTTTAGCATTCATTATGTATCACCCTAACCTTTCTTTTAAAGCGTTCATCTTTTCCCTGACCTCTGCGTTATCCGCTGCCGTTTTCGGTGGTGCTGACGGAGTATGCATCTGCGGTTCTTTTCTGCCATAGGTTTTCCGGACATTAGCCTTGTAAAAATCACCGCTATCAAAGGATTTAGCAATACCTGAAGAATTGGCTTGTTCCTTTTCCTTGTCCTTCCTTGCCCAGTTTCTAATAGTAGCGAGGTGGTTTTTGTAGGACTTCCCGGTGCTTGCTATGTATGCGGAGAGGTTTTCGATGCGCTCCTGATAATCAGAGGGGTATTCGGTTTTGAGTTTTTCGAGGTCAGAATCGGAAAGAAGGACGTTTTTATACTCGCCATATTTATGGCGGGGGGGTTCTTCTTTTATTTCTTCTTCTATAATCTTTTTCTTAATATCTCTTTCTTTCTCTTCTTCTGTTGCGTTACGTAACGTTACTGTAACGTTACGTGTAACGTTACAATCTAAGAGATTTTGATTTTCCCTGTGTCGAGCCACCCTTTTCCTATTCTGCGCCCTGATTTTTTCCATACCCTCGATGTTCTGATATTCTTCCCACCCGGCAATCGCAAAGTAAGCTCCGTTGGTAACTATCATGTTAAATTCCTCAAGGGCGTTCAAAGCAAGCTGCACTGTGGTTTCCTCGAAATCCAACTCGTCCGCCAGCATTTTCGGTGTATAAGGTATGTTTTCTGTTAAAAATATCATACCGTTTGAATTGCACCGTCCCGCCATAGTCAGAAGCATCACCCAGATTAGAACGATGCTGTTTCCGTCCGGCAACTTTCGAAGGTGCTTTATTTTTCTATTGTCGAACATATCTGTGGTCAGCTTTATCCACTTTACATCAGCCATTGTCCTGCTCCTTTCACCCGCTGATCTTAATTTGTGCGGTTTCCTCTCGCACTCGTTCTTCTGCAAGTTCACAATATTCACTTGATAATTCGAAGCCTATGTAATTACGATTATTTCTGACACAAGCAACCGCCGTTGTTCCGCTTCCCATAAACATATCAAGCACCGTGTCACCCTCGTTTGTCGAAAGTAGAATGCAGGTTTCTGGAAGCTCCACCGGGAAGCCACTGTGCCCCCACTTTGATTTTGTTTCTTTTCTTCCGAAGTCTCTTACACTCTTTTTACCGCTATTAAAAGGGATTTTCCAAACGTTCCCTAAGTTCTTAGTTTCAAAGATATGCGGGTTTTTCTCATAGGCTTCCTTTTTATGAAGGTCGGTGTTTGCCGAAGTATGCCGTAACATAAATATGTATTCGCATTGATTTGTAAGCTGACGGTTTGTGTTAGCGGGTTGCTGGTTGTATCTATACCAGATGATAGTATCGTGCAGCTTGAACATAATTATCCTTGTTGCTATTTCCATAAGTTCAAAGGCTCTAATGGTGATTTCGCTGTCATTGATAACGTTCAGATAAAACGTGCCATTCGGCTTCAGCACCCTTTTGCACTCTCTAAGCCACGTTTCACACCAATCAAGATATTGCTTGTAAGAATTGAAATACGCTTCGTATTCAAAGCCCTTCCAATATGGCGGCGAAGTGATTATGCAGTCTATTGATTTATCCGGGAGCAGGCGCATCCCCTCAACGCAGTCCATATTATGAATTTTATTTAACATCCCCCTCGCTCCTTTCTTCAATCGGGAATTTCTGCGATATTGCTGACCACTTTGCAATGGTCGAATATCTTTTCAAGCATCTTAAAACCCGCCATTCGTTCCTTGTGAGTTCGCCACATGATATAAGCAAAGGGATAATCAGGGTGAATACCGACTGCGTTGGTCTGATCCATTACCTGCTTCATTTCTTTTGTTTTTAGAACGGTATCAACCGCCATAAGCTGTACTGCAAATGCCTTCACACCCTCACCCCCTTGTATTAGCGAAATCTCTGAAGGTCTGTTCGTTTTCCGCCCGGAAGTCCTGCACCTTTTCGGAAGCGGCAAGCCACGGACATTCCTGCTGAACCTTCTGCCTTGAACGGCGCACGGACTCAAAAGGTGGAAGGTCATATTTATCAAGCCATAAAAGAACGCTTCCGAAGGTATGATTTAGCGCACTGGGATTTTTCGATTTGACCACTTCTAAATAGAGAACCATGTCACTGTTCCGGGCTTCCTTGTTATTCTCCAATATGGATTTAACGAGGGCTTTTGTAGTATTTAAATTCATAGGTTATCACTCCTTTTTTATATTTCTTTAATTCTGATGCCGTGGAACCACAGCATCATTTTTCTCTTGAGTATGTAATCCTTTGTTTTCGTTGCCGGGGACTTCGTATCTTCCACGATAGTTTTGCCGTCCTTGGTATAAACGAAATCGGCGTTATATACCACTGATTTTTCTATGCAGCGCTTGCCGTCCTTCAGGCGTTTTCCGGTCTTGCCGTAACGCTCAAAGTATTCATACTGCGCCGGGATAAGTTCAAAAGGCACCTGCCTTTTTAGGTCGGTGATTTCTCCCGCCCTTTCGAGCAGGAGAAGTTCACGCCAGTGCTTATATTCCTTGACCGAGTCGAAGGTCATTCCGTCCCGGGTAATTTTTCTGCTTCGGTATTTACTCCGCATTCGTGTCACCCTTTCTGGTTTTCTTTTCTATGTATTTTTCGTGTGCAATCCTATAATAGTCCTCTTTGGACTTGCGCTGTTCGGTCTCGCTCGTATAAAATATGTGGTAACATTCCGTGCATCGTCTCTGCCGCACTACCTGATCACATTCTGCACGAGAACCTTCAACAAGGGTTCGCCCACCGCACAAAGGACACGTCATTGTTCCGTACCTCGCAAGAATTCTTCTGCAAGCTCGTCAATGGTATAACAAACCATAGCCGTGGACGTTCTGCCTTTAAGCGCCGTGTAATACTTTTTAAGGCGCTCGGCGAATTCGGTTATTGCTTCGGCTCGGATTGTCTGATTTTCGTCAGAATGGAAGGTCTGAGTCATAGTCATTTACCTCGGCAAAATCTGCTTCATTGGGCTTTACTGTGGGCGTTGTTGTGTTCGCCTGAACCTCTCCGCCTTCGTTCCTGCTATCAACAAACATTGCTTCGTCCGCTATTACCTCGGTTGCAAAGCGCTTCTGACCGTTTGAGTCCGTCCAGCTTCGTGTTTGGATATTTCCCACGATGCAAAGGGAAGAACCCTTGCGGAAATACTTACTGATGAACTCCGCCGTTCCTCTCCATGCAACGCAATTAATAAAATCTGCGGTCTGTTCGCCCTCGCTTGAACGTCTGCGGTTTACCGCAAGGGTGAATGAGCAAACGGAAACGCCGCTTGCTGTCTGCTTTAATTCCACATCGGCGGTCAATCTTCCGCCAAGAATTGTTTTATTAAGATTTAAGTTAGCCATTGTTGTTTTCCTCTCTTTCTTCTGTTCCGTTGTATATTTCGTTTATAAGGTTGATTTCCGTGTTAGTAATGAAGTCGTGTTTTTTTGCCTTCTGATATATAAGTTTTTTCAGGCGTTCCGCATCTTGCTCCGCCCTTAAAAGCTCGGCGTACCTCGCTCGGGTGATAGTGATATCACGGTCGGGGTCTTCAAAGATGTGTTCAAGAGCCATTTACTTGCCCCCCTTTTGCTTAATAAGTGCCAGTGTAATCAACGTTGCGCAGATGATGAATGTGATTATAATTCCGTCCATAATCGTTTCTCCTTCACATCAAATAGAATTCTTCTGAATCTGTCGGCTCGGTCAGAACCTTTGTGGATTTGCAATATTCACACTTTTCACAACGCTCCGGTTCGATGATGCCCTTTTTTATGGCGTCGAACATTTCAACGTTATGCTTGAAGCGCTCCATAGCAAAGTCAAGTGATTTTTGATTTACGTGGACAATATCAATGTCGGTGGTCTTTTCCTTCGTTGCGGCAGCTAAATAGAACGGCAGTGTCTTTCCGGTGTTCTGTCGCACGATTTCCTGATATACTGCGCCTTGCAGGTCATATGACCACGCTTCAAACCAAGGAAGGACTCCTTTGTCAAAATCCTTGACGTTTTCAAAATCTCGCATAATTTTTAAGTCCACGATTTTATCAGGGTGCAAGCTGTCAACTTTTATCTTTACCGGGACACCGCAAATTTCGCCTGTCATAATGACCTGCTTTTCGCCTGATAAATATTCCGTGAATAGCTTGTCCTTCAGTATGCGCTGAATTATGGCTTCCGCTTGTATGTATTCAGCTTTAAGCGTTCCGTCCTTCTTGAATATCTCCGGGTTCTCTCTGATGAAATTCCCAAGTGTGCCTTCGAAGTATGAATCGACATACGATCCGACAAGCAGTGCCGTTGTTTTCTCTCGCTCGTATTTACCTTCAAGCTCCGCAAGGGCGGCGTGGGGACATCGAGTGAAACTTTTAAATTGTGAAACGCTCATGTATTCCATATTTGCCTTGGGACTAAAATAGTTACGTTGTGTTAATTTCATTACTGCGCCCCCTTATTCAGAGCCGTTGCACAGTCGGCGCACAGGCATTTGCCATATTTCTTTTTTGTATATGCCGCAACCTGCTCCGGTGTCATACTGCCCGAAGGTGCTATTGCCTTTTTGCAGTTCTCGCACTTGGGTGCATCGGTGGGCTTTACCACCTGCGGAATTCTCGGGCGGATGCGAAGTGCATCGTATACGTCCCCGAAAGCTCTGACTTTCTCAATGCCGATTATGACCGATTTTCCCTTGAGCTTCTCGCTATCGACTGTCTTATATAACTTTGCAAGCTGCTTTTTGTTAGTTATATTGAGAATCATTCCCTTGTACGCTTTGTCAGTCCAGTGCGCCACGGTGCAGATTTCTTTCTGCCCTGCTGCGACCACTTCCTCATCAACTATTCTGTCAATAGTCAGTGTGATTTCACGATTCGGTTGGTCTTCTAAATCCCAGCTGCCGAGATAGCCCGGCGCTTGTCCCATACGCATAATATTAGCCATTTTGTTTTATCTCTCCTTTTCTTTACTCTCCCATTGTTCTGTTATTTTTAGCGGTTTGACTTCAAACCACACTCTGCCGATGTTGCGCCATTCTCTCTTTGCGAACACCGTTAGTTCTTTTCGGTTTCTTGCACCGATTGCTTTTACTTGTTCAATTAAGGCATCAAGGGTAAAATCCTCTAAACTTTCGATGCCGTAATACCTGCGTACATAGTCGAGCCTTTTCCAGCGTTTGTGTCCCAGCTCTCCGAATGTGATAACAAGACCTTTTTTCGCTATTTTGACAGCCAAATCAAAGCAGTCAAAAGCAGAGCCGAAGGGGTCAAGGTCGACAATATCCGCCGTCTTGTTTTTATAGTGCATAAGGCAGAGAAACTTAAGTGCATCAAGATGAAAGTCCGTTTTTGTCATTTCGTTCTTGTCGTTTGAAATAACATCAAAACCGGAATAAAAACTTCGCTCACCTGCGTACACATCAATGACCGTTTTCGGCTGGATATATGCCAAAAATTCAGCGTTTGTTTGATATTTGTCCGCAATGTGCTCTCCGTTGTATGTGCCTGTTTTCTTGCTCAATCGTTTTATTTTGATTTGCGTTGAGATTTCAGATCTGTCGATGCTCTCTGCGATTTCTTTACAGTTGCAGCCTTGCTCCAACAATTGCTGCACCCATTCGGTTTCCTTTTCTGTCCACTCTCTCGGTGCAGTTTTTGTATAACCGCCGCTTTTCTTGAATGCCCCTTTATATTCAACGGGCATTTTCGGTATGTTTCTCATTCGTTACCTCCAAGCAAATATCTACTATATGCTGGCATAATAAATCAGGTATGCGCCCACGCTCTCTTGAATTTTTACACCCGAGCGTTCCGCTTTTATGACTTCCTCGAGGGGCGGGTTCGTGGCACTTATCTCCCACTTTACAAGGTGGTTTAAATTTAGGGTCGGGGTGGTTAGTCCAGATGTCCGTGTATTTTTGCCGCTTGTCTCCATATTGGCAATAAGTAACGGTATATCTATATAAGCCCTTCATAAAGTCCATTGTGCGTAAGCCGGCACGTGGATTTTCTATAAAGTACACTCGGGGCTTTAACTCGTTAAGCAATTCTAATAAGTGCTTATTAACCCTGTCGCATTTGTAAGCATATTCGCTGCGAGGTTCGCATTCGCCTGTGTCATAATTCTTAGTCCGGTGGTGGAAGATACCAGCAAGGCTATATGTTGCACAATCAGGGCTTGCCCATATTACATCGGGAACGCCGCCGCAAAGGGCTATTATTTCTTTAGCGGTCAGCTTTTCTATATCCGAGGTCAGATCTGGCGAGAAGCCTTTGTCCCAGTCAACTGTATATACCTGATGCCCTCGCTCCTTAAATGCGTTGCTCACGCACTTTGTGCCGCAAAACAACTCTAAAACTTTTATAGTGTTCACCCCCATTGTTCTGCCATTGCAAGAGCCACGCCTGTTGGCGTTACACTTCTCAAACGAGTGCATTCTTTAGATCCCCACGCATATACCTTCCCTTCGAAATGCGATTTAAAAATTCCCTGAGTTCTTTCTTCTGTCGGTAACGGATTGAGCCTTGTTGGGCGCAACGGAGGGAGACCTTTCAGCCAAAGACACGTCTTTTTTATTTCGGTTTCACCCTCAAAGTCATAAGGGTTATATGTGCAGTCGGGCTTCCGGAATGCACTCGACATAATTCCTTGCGGGTTTTCGATTGCTATCTTTTCACAATCTGCGCACGCAATCAGCATAAAAAATACTATTGCTTTCTGTTGCTCACGGATTTTTTGTGACCGATATTCTTTATCACCGAAATAAAGCCACCTTTGTGATGTTGTACAAAGCCTGTAACAAGGCGGGTGTGCAATTATCAAATCCCACTTGCCCTCAATAAAATGTTCTGTTCCGTCCATTGTCTTAAAGTGAAACCCTTTATATTGACGCATGGGAAAAGTCCACATCATAGGGTTTAAAACCTTCAACACATCCCCTTGGATGTGCCATTCGGGATGACCGCCCGAGCACTCAACGATGTCGCATGAATACGCTTCGTGTCCTTTCGCTCTGAAAGCCTTACAAACCGCTTGACTTTCTTCGCAGGCAACTAAAACTTTCATTTTTACGTTTTTCTCCTTTTTCAATTTTCAGTTTTTTATTCTTTCAATACCGCCATTCCCGCAGTGACGGCATAAAGAAATTCAAGGTTTGCGCCGTTGGATTTTTCCCAGCCTTTAAGCAGGTAAATGGCATCGCAGCGCATAAGTTCACACAGCCCCATATCAATATATTCTTTATAGGTAAAGCCGATATTTTTGACAGGGTTTATTACTGCGTGTCCCTCGGCAATTAGCCGCTTTTCTGCTTCGGCAAACTGCCTTGTATAATTTGGGTTGTCCGTTATTGCTCCGGCAATGTAGATTTTCATGCTACTTCCCCAGCCTTTTCTTCAGTTCGGTGAAAAAATCACGGTTTGTTATCGAAAGCCCCGCTGCGGTTCTCTCTTCTTCAAAGGCGAAGCGTTTTTCAAGGTTTTCAACAGACCACCCATCTTTGAAATTCCGCCAAGTGCGGTTGTCCATATCATTGAGTTCTTGCCATAAGTCGGGGAAGTTCTTTCGTAAAATTCGCAGGGCGTCAAGTGATTGCAATGGGCAACACCAGCATGACACTCTTGGGCATCTTCCTTCGTCCTTGCGGAATATCTCATATAACCCCTCCCAATCAAAGCCTTTTGAATAACAATACTGAAGGGCATCTTCTTCTGTCCATCCCCATTCAACAAGCGGGAAGCGTTGGTTCTCTTGCTGATTGGTTTCCCTCTCAAGTCGGTATCCTTCATCAGCCGCAATGCCGATGATTCGAATTAAGTTGTAATTGCTTCGCAGTTCCGAAACGTATCTGTCGATAACGTCAATCTTCAACTTGCTTGTACACCACCTTGAAAGCGCTCCCGCCCACGAATAACCAAGATTGCCTTGAAGCTCCTTGTTCCGGTGGTTTACACGGTGGTCAAACATCAAGTAATCAAACGTTCGTTCAGATCGTATTTCGGTGAACTTGATGCCAGCATCTTCAACTATCTTTTTCACCTTCGCTATGTGCCTGTACATTGCCGGGAACTCCTTGTATGTATCGCAACAGATAACTTCATCGATGTGTTCGCCCAGCTCAATCTTTCTCAACACCACCGCTGAACTGTCTTTACCGCCGGAGAAACCAACAACTATCCAATCCGGCTTTTTAATGGTTTTAATCGACATAATCCCTCGTTCTCCTTCTGTGGTTATCTACAAGGCACTGTGGGCATAGAAGCTCACCGTTTATTTCGTAGCAAGCGGCGCTTTGAATAGGTTCTTCACATTCACAACACCGTGGTAGCTTGTCTAGTTCTGCTTGCCGTTCCGCTTCATAGCGGTAATAATCGGCAACCGGGTCATCTGTATAAAACATTTACATCACCGCCTTTTTGCAAAGATTGAGCTTGTGGCACATCGTTACGTAGTAAAGGGCATCGTTTCCGTTTTCAAAAGCAATGGCTCTTTCGCCGTTGTTTACGATCCACCTGCCGTTGAACCTTTTTATACTTACCTTCATCACTTTAATACTCCTTTCATTAATCTCGATGCTGCGTTATGTATTCTGTGCATTTGCCGTTCCCGTTCTTCGGGTGTTAAATCGGGGCTATGTACTCTGATAATTGTGTTCGGAAGTTCTATCACCCGCACTTCCTTGTAGGTTACCGTTTGCTTCATTGCATCAAATCCTTTCTCTCCTTTCTTTCAAGATATGTTGGTACAGGTTGTCCTGATGTTAAAATCGCATATGGTGCGACTTTTAGCGCAAAAAAATATCGAACGCTTCAACGTCCGTCATTCCAAGCGCAACTTTGATTCGAGCCGCTTCGCCGATGGTTATCTTCTCAAAATTATTGAGCTTCCTATACATAGACGAGCGATCAATCCCGATGCTTTCAGCAAGTTTTTCAACATTCATCTGCCTTTCGACAATCTTGCCTTTAAGTTTGCTGACGTTCATATACCTTCCCCTTTCTTACAAATTTGAGTGGAAATGGTCGCATACCGTGCGACTGTCTAAATTATAACTCCGAATATCGCAGAAGTCAATATACAAATTGCACAAAATGCGATTTATTTACCATTTGTTAACCCATTATTGTTGCAAATGTGCGATTTTAAAGTGTATAATACCTGTGAAAGGTGGTGATTGCATGAATATTGGAGATAGAATGAAGCAAAGACGCAAGGCTCTCAAAATGAGCGCAGAGGAACTTGGTCGGCGGCTTGGGAAAGACAGATCGACAATATACAGGTATGAGAAGGGTGATATTGAAAACCTGCCACTTGATATATTAGAACCGATCGCAGCCGCCTTACAAACAACGCCACAGTATTTGATGGGCTGGGAAAATGTACAAAAGAAAAATGACGTCCTTTCGGACATCATTTTGAAGATGAATGAAGATGCGGAGCTTTTTGAAATGATGGAAACACTTTCAGGGTTGGGCTTTGAACAGCGAAAAGCGGTTAAAGCTGTGCTGAGCGCTTTTTCAACAACTGAAAAATAA